GAAAATAGAGGCTTGACATTGGTTGGACGCTGCCCCGGCAACGCCAGCGTGTTGATGGTGGTGGGTGGGGGCGGTGGTGCTGTTTTGTCAATGCCTTCAGCCGTCAAGATAGCGTTGATGTCGTCCACGGCGAAGCGGTTGCCCTCAGTGATGAAGCGAACCTTGGTAGCTTCCCGCACACGCTTGCCGTTCTTGACCCCGGTATTGGTCGTATCAAACACACGCAGCACCCTGGACGCGTCCCCCGTCACCGCGTTGTCGATCTTCAGGCCATGCTTGTGGCACAGCTCCTTGAACCGCTTGGCCACGGGGAACCAGTCCTCCTTGAACATCATCTCGCTCAGCGGCCAGTAGGCGTGTATGCCGCCGCCCGAGTGCACTATCCACGGATCGCCCAGTGATGCAAGCCCCGTGTCCTCACAGAACTTTTGCAGCGCAAGCGCCGCCGCTTTGGCGCTGGGGTATGACTTGGGCTTGATGACCATCTCGCCCGTGTCTTTGTCGGGTTGCGGGATGTCCTTGGGGTGGTTGCAGTCAAGGTCAACTGCCAGCACTTGGCTGGCGTGCATGTTGTCCTTGGTGCGGTCTTTGCTCGTGCCGAACGTGCCCAGCGCGAAGTACGTGTCGTAGCCCTTGGCGGACCAGCGCTCAATTGTTGGAAGTAGCTCTTCGAGTGTCTCCTTGAAAACGTGTTCTTTTTTGTTTGTAAGCTCAGCGGCGCAGTAATACCCATTACCCGGCGACGGCAGAACCTCCGCTAGAAACTCAAGCGGTGTCATAAGGCTCCTTAGCGCTGGGGGTTAGGCTGTCAGTTGGGCTTTGAGTTCGGCGTTCTCATCAATGAGTTGGGCCACACGGGCGCACAGCTCCTGCACCAGCGGGTCGTCCTTTTCCATGTACGCGTGGCGCAGGAGTTCTTCCGTGGTCATGTTGGCAAGTTGTACTCGTGACATATTTTTCTCCATGCCTCATCCGCTGTGCGTGAGGACTTCATGATTGTTAGTAAAAGCTCCACGCGATTTTGATATGCGATGAAAACGTCTTTGCCGAAGAACCAGTTGTATACGGTCTGTCGGGTAACGCCCAGTGCTATCGCAATTTTGGTCACGGGAAAATCAAGGTGGACAGCCCATCGCCCCAACTGGTTGCCGGGGGTCTTGGGCGCTGACATTACAGCGTCAACAACTTTTTGGGAATAGGGCATTGTGCTAGGTGGGGGTACTCGCTGCGTCTGGTGCTTTCCCCCCGAACTCTTTACTCGTCGTCCCAGTCGCTCACGATGTCAGCGAGCTTGGACTTCTTGGCGGGCACCGCAGTCTCCTTGGAGGGGGTCTTGCGAACTTCTGGCTCGTCGTCCTCGGACGCCACGGGCTTGGTCTTGGGGGCCTTGGCGGGCTTGGGCGGTGGAGTCTCCTCCGCGACTTCCTCCTCGGCTTCAGGCTCGACCTTGGGCGCGGCTCTGGCTTGCGTGGGCTTGCCGGGGATCGCCATCGGTGGGGCCTTGACGCCATCGGCCTGCGCCACTGTCATCACCACAGCACGTTTGGCGTCATCGCTGTCGGCCTGCGTCATGACGGTCTCGTACTCGGCATCCTCCAGCCAGCGCACGGGCGTGAAGAGCAGCTTGGGGCTCTCGGCCTTGGTGTCGAACTTCATGCGGGTGATGATCTGCTCGGGGTTAACGGGCGGGGTCTGTGCGGCCAAGAAGCGAGCGTATGCCTGCAGTGGGCGCTTGTCGCCGTCCTCCTTGCCGAAGATCGACGTAGCGGGCAGCGTAAGCTGCAGCACATCACCTTCAGGGTTGTTGGCCAGCACCACAGCCAAGCGCTGCTGGTAGCGACAGGCGCGGCTATTGCCGTTGCCCGACCCGGCTTCGTTCTGAGCGCACCCCATGCAGGTGGCGTTCTGCGGCTCCTTGAGAGATGCGTCGGGCTTCTCGCCGTCGTTGCTCCAGCAGTTGGGTGCAGCAGCGGCAGCGTCCTTGTCATACGCGCCTGCGTAGAAGATACGGCTGACCTTGGGCGCTGCCTTGACGATCACCACATCGAGGTGGCGGTCTTCGATGGCTGCAATCTCTTTGCCGCCTGTGACCAGACGGAACACGCCGCCCTTGATGGAGATGCGCTTGGTGGACAGGCCCGTGCCGCCGCCCGTCAGGGCCTTGGCGGTTTCAGACAGCTCGTTGTTGCGAGCGAAGGCGGGGACGTTGGATGCGCTAAAAAGTGTGATATTGCTCATGGTTAACTCATTTGGATTTAGTTACACGAATTTCGAACTCGGTGTACGAGTTCAGTCCGGGTGGCACGGCCCCCGGATTCTCTTGCAGGAAGGTCGCCATGTTCGTCTGTGCGATGCGCTTTTCTAGCAGATCAACGACTTGGTGGTCAAGAATAAATTTCTTGAACGAGTCCCAGTCCTGCGTGTTGTAGCGCGTCTTGGTCGAGAGGGAGACCGTCCCGTAGGAGGTATTGACAGACTTCAGGCCAAGCGCCTTCATCTTGTCCTTGATGGCAAAGCGCACCTCGTCTTGCTGTGCCTTGAGTTGCTCCACCGCAGTGTCGTACTCCTTGGTCAGCGCGTCGATGCGCCCTTTAATCCGGCTGTGGATTTTCACGAGAAGGTCAATTGGGACCACCTCATCTTCAGTTTCGTTCATGTGCTTTCTCCTGTTGTTTTGTCAAGCGTTGGACAGTGTACATGGGTTTTTGGGTTGTGCAAGTGCCTCCTTTTAAGATTTAATTTCTGCCTCGAACATGGCCGTGAGCAGGCCGTTGTCCGTGACGCGGGCCGTCAGCGCCTTGAACATCTTGCGCTCGATGGGGGAGCCCTGGATGTGCAGCACAGTCACCTTGTCGCTGTTCTGGCCCTTGCGGTCAGCCCGTGCAATGCACTGGATGTACTGCTCAACCGACATCAACGGGCCGTAGAAGACCACCGTGTCTGCGGCTGTCAAGGTAATCCCGTGTGCCGTTGCTTGCGGCTGCATGACAAGCAGCCGTGGGTCGGGCTGGGTCTGGAACCTGTGGATGATGTCAGCGCGTTTGGTGGCGCTCACGCCGCCGTGGATGACCTCGGCCTTGATGCCCTTCTTGGTCAGGTGCGTGTGGATGGCGTCGATGGTGGAGCGAAACAGTGCGAAGACGATGACCTTGCGCTCGGTCTCCTCCAGTATCTCTTCGAGCACGCCCAAGCGCGGCGCTGAGTCGAACTCGACCACCGCCTTCTCGTCTGTGTAGGCCGCACCACAACTGATCTGCAGCAGCTTGCTCACGCCCACAGCCGCGTTGACAGCGGTGATGGTCGTTCCGGCTGTGTGCACCATCATCTGATCCTTGAGCAAGTTGTAGTACTTGGTCTGCTGCGGCGTGAGCGGCACCTCGCGCACCAGCGTCATGACAGGCGGCAGATCAAGGCACTGCTCCTTGGTGAACCTGATGGCGGGCTGCAACGCGTTGAACACATCGTCCTTGGCCGTGGGCTTAGGCCCCCACTTGTACAGGGTGAGCTTCATCATCACCAGATCACGCCATGCTGTGAAGAACTGCGGCACGCCTTGTGGGTTGACCAGCTTGGCAAGGCCATACGCATCAGCAGGCGATTGCGAAGCGGGTGTGCCCGTCATCATCCACAGGTACGTGTCAGGCTTGATGATGGCCTTGAGCGTCTTCCACCGCCTAGTGGTCATGGTCTTGTAGGCGTTGGCCTCATCGACGATCACAAGGTCGAACCTGCCGTCTGCGTTGATCTCATCTGCGATCAAGTTGAGCCCGTCGTAGTTGCAGATCACAAACTCATAGTCCGACTGAATCATCTCGATGCGCTTGGCAGACTGCGCATGGTGCGCGACGATGGCCGAGCGATGGATGATTGAGTTGTTGAGATCACTCATCCACGCTGCGTGCATGATCGACAGTGGGCACAGTATCAGCACACGGCGCACAAGCCCACGGTTCATCAGGTAGTCAGCCGCCCACAGCGCTGCAAGCGTCTTGCCAGTGCCGGGGTCGTTAAAGACGAAGGCTTTGCGGTTGACGGTGAGGAACGATGCAGTATCGACTTGGTGCGCCATAGGCTTGTAGCGCCCCGGCCAGTTGTAGCGCCGCGTGATGGGCGAGGGCACATCTTTGACGCCAAGGTTGCGCAGCACCCGTACCTCTTCGAGCCCCCAGTACACCGCGATTTTGTACGTGTCACCATCTCGCTCAAGTATCTTGTGCTTGGGGATTAGGTTGTATCTTTGCGGGTTACGCGTTCGAAAGACGAGCGCCTTGTCTTCAACTATCTCCATTTACTTCCTCCTTGTGTTTTAAAAATTCTTATTGAAGAACTCGTTCAGCGCTTCATCGAATTCACTAACGCTGAACATGCCGCCCTCGCCGCCAGCAGCTCCTTCTGAGCGCATGATAATCACGCGGTCTTCTGCGCCAGACACAATGAAGCGAGGGGTTGTAAGCACTTGGACGGTTTGCTTAACCGCCTCCATCCACACGAAGTGGGCTACGTTGTAGCTTATTAGCTTTTGCTCTGCGACCGACACGGTCTCCCACCAGTCGTCGAAGCTCATTTGTTGTCTCCTTGGTTGGCGCTCTTGCTGCGCAGCCGCAGGTTGCCCGGTGTGGACTTGCCGCCCTTGCGCAGTGGCTTGATGTGGTCGATGTCCTTGCCCGCCCGCTCGATGCCTTTCGCATCGTAGTCACGCCGAGCACGTTGGCGCTCGACTTGGTCCTTGGTCTCGCCCGTTGCTTTTTGTAGCTTGTAGGCGTGCTTGTAGTCACGTTTGCCGTTCGTCTGCATATCAGCCTTTCTTTCGGTTGTGTTCACATGAATTAACAGGGCACCAGCCGCACAGCGGCGTGGGCTTGGGGTTCCACACGCCTGATGCGTGGGCTCTCTCGATGCGGGCTA